TTGTCTTAGTCTGCGTTGCTTTTGTCCTTCGTGGTTATTTACCTTAAAGCTGTATCGTTTTTACAAATTGGTCTGCTGTGATTTGCCCTGAGTTGTAAAGGTTTTGCAGGTCTTGCAAAGTTTGTTGGTTTATAGTTTTCATTGCTCTTGTCTTTAGTGGTTATTAAAATATAAGGCTTTGGTACGGGCTTAATTCTGTAATCACGCTGCGTATTAGGTTTGCGTATTCGTAGCCATTGGCATCCGTACCCTCTACCATTACATTGCCGTTTTCATCTTCGTAAGCCTCTACCTCTACATCGTAGTAGTTTTCGCCATATTCTGCCGTACCTCTTACGCAAAATGTAATGTTGCTGTCTCCAGTTCTGTAGTACTCTAGGCTTAGTCCGTAGTAAGTTGTGGTTGCTTTCATTTGGTTTTTGTTTTAGTGGTTATTGTTTCAACACTCCAAAGGAAAGAAAATTTAGTTATTGACAAAACTTTCTTAATAATTATTTTGATTTTTTTTTGAGATGGCCTTTTCTACCTCAAGTTTATCTATCTCAAACTCTAAGAATGTAAGGCACTGCCTCAGGGGCAGCGTTGTTATTTCATCAACCTTGAGTAGATTCCCTCCAGCGATTTGATAGATAGCGCTATACCAGCCCCACTTCTTTGAGAAGTTTGTTTGGATGTCAAAGGTTGGTTCTTCATCTCCTGCTGGTTCTCCAAAGATTGTAGGGTAGCTATCTGCAATTTGATTTCTAAACGATAAAAAAAAAGCAGGCAACCTAAGAAAATGTCTGCCCCTAACTCCTGAAATGTTTGTCCTGTGTGCTTATCAGGGTCATATACCTCTATGCTGTGCCTGCCGTACAGCTGCTTAGTAATAGGCCTGTACAATACACCTAATGCTTTTTCAGCATTCTTGTAAGGTTCCTTCAGGTAACTTTCCAAGTCTATATACTCGCCTAGACTTATATCCTCTAGTTTTGGGTGGAAGCCATACTCTATACCTCTGTGCTTAAATGTTTTTACAAGTGCTGGTTTCTCGTTTAGCACTAAAGCTAATTGATTTTGCACCTCTAATAAATCTACCTTACGCATGCCTTGCTGTTGTGTAGGTGTTAGACCGCAGAAGTGGTACACAGCTAACTCATCGCTGTTCTCCTCGCCTACCATTAGCATAAACTTTTTATAGCGCTCCAGTGTAATGTCGCTTAGTGTTTCTGGTATGGTAATGTTAACGGATTGTGTATCTCCCATAATTAGGCTTGCTTAGTTTATTCCACACCCCATAACGCAGGGCATCTATTGCGTGATTGTATTTATCCTCTGGTTTATTAAGTAGGTTGCCATTCTTATCCTCAAGCCACTTATAGTTCTCCATCTCCTTAACTAGGTTGCTGCCATTTACATGCAGCTTATAGCGTTTAAGCATATCAATGCCTGCATTAACACTATCGGCACCCTTAGCTGTAGGCTTTACATTGAAACCCATTCTGTGTAACTCCTCAATACTTTTAGGCTCACTACTATCAGCAAATACCTCATCATACCTGCCTACCTCAAATTTAGTAAACATCTGCGACAAATCCTGATTCGTTAGGTTGGTGCTGTACAGGACTTCCTGAAAGTATAAGTTATCACCCCACTGGTAACAGGCTACTAATGCACTAGGGTCATTGGTAAAACCAAAGTCAAGGCCATAGGATAGGAACTTAGCTTGTGGTGGTAGTTGCTGGTAGGTACTAAACTGGAATACCTGCGCTCGGTTTGTCCCTCGCTCACCTAACCCATACACACGCCAGTAATGCTCATCTGTTTGCTTAAGGCGTTCTATCTCTGCTACAATGGTAGCATCTAGAAAGGGGTTGTCCTGATAAGTGGTTTGGTAAAAGTCTGCATCATCTCTTGGTATAACTCTATCGTATATCCAATGAAAGCTATCACTAGGGTTATAGTCAAGTATTATCCTGCCGTTGGTACGGAATACAATTTGTTGCCAATCCTCAAATGTCAACTCATTAGCCTCATTCAGGAATGCTAAGTCCCTTTTACGCCCCCTAATCTTTTGGGGTTGGTCTAAACTAACAAACTCAACTAGGTTGCCATTAAGTACATACTCACTATTGGACTTGTTGTGTAAGTCCTCGTTATACAACTCGTGCTGCTTAAGTATATCAAAAAAGTCCCTCATAACAGAGGAGCGCACAGCAGGGAATGTCTTGCGTGCTATTGTTATGGTCTGTCCAGTAGACTTAGCGCAGTAATGGAATATAATCCACAGCAATATATTGTATGTCTTTCCAGAGCGTGTACCGCCCTGTTCTACTACAATTTTCTTTTTACTGCGTTTAAGGTGGGTGTATACCTTGTTGACTCTAATCTTGGTCATCTACCTCCTCAACCTCAAATGTCCTTAGCCCCTCGTGCTGTATCTCTTGGCGCTCTACATAGCCCCTGCCCTTACCTTTTGTCTTCAGGTAGAATATAGTGCTGCTTGGGTTGCCACCCTTTATCTGCTTATGCAACTGGCTCTCTGCAAAGTCAAGTGCCACATTAGCTAAGTCTGCAACACCTGCCTTATATGCCTCATCCTCACGCATCCACCTGTAATGAGTCTCCCTGCTAATACCTACTGCCTTACAGGCGCTAGTAACTATGCCTAAGCTTTGCTCAAGTGCATCTAGCATAGCCTTTTTTGTTATGTCATTATTTGCCATTTGTTTTTTCTCTAATGTTGTTATATATTGTCATCAGTTATGCGGTAGTAGTGTAATAGTAGCACATCTGGCATCCAGCTAGAAGGTGAGGTGCAAATCCATCCTACCGCTCTAAGTAGCCCTCCTCTCTTGGAGGGTTATTTTTTCCCCCTTGTACATACCAGCACCCCTAGCATCTATCTCGCTAAATGGTATCTCAGGTTTGGTAAGCACACAGCTTTTATCTATTAAGTAGACATACTTCATTTGGTAGCCCTCAAAGGCTTTCCATTTACGGAACTCGGTAGACATCTTTAAGTGGTGTGCTTGTATTACATGCATAGCCTCTCCTGTATCAGGGTTTACCCTTAGTGCTGTGTTTTCTGCTATGCCTACAAGTTTAAATCCACTGGCTCTATATATGGTGCCATCACCACACTGCGTTCCATCTGCAAAGCTTATTACCCACTTTATGTGGGGTGCATTCTTTTTTATTAATCGTATGCTGACAGCTATACAACGGCTCTCGCTGTACTTAGGCAGGTAATCATCAAAGGCCATGCGGTTAAGTTCTATAAACTCATTCCACCCTGTACCCTCAACTAGGTTGATTGTGCCTTTCTTGTTTATACTGGGGCCATAGCTTAACACTCCGTGTAGCTTCCCATCAAGAAAAGCCCCAAAGTGGAGCTTACTATTTGGCACTACCTTACCTGAGTAGTGGTGTTTCTTTACAAAGGCGTTAGCTACCTTTGGAGGTATTACCTTAACCTTTATTTCTTTTGCTCTGCCCATTGTGATACTATTAAGTAAAGTGCGTTACCATTGCTGTTCTCATTACCAAAGGTTTCTACATACTTGTACTCCTCTGTTTTCTTAATATCATCAATAGCATTTTTAATAATCGTTTGCTGCTCATCTGCCATTGTAAATGTCATCTGCTGGAAAGGGCTTTTATCCCCATCAGGCAACTCAAAGCTTTCATCAAACTCATCAGGGCTTAAATCAAAGCCGCCTATATCCATACCCCATTCCTGAAGCTGGTCTACATCCCACTCATTAGCTAGTAAGTCCCAATCCCACTCGCCAAAGCTGCTGTTATCCTTTATAATAAACTCACGCTCTTGCTCAGGCGTTAGGTTCTCAGCAAAAATAACTGGCACCTCTGTTAGGCCTGCAGCCTCACAAGCCTTAAGTCTCATGTTGCCACCTAGCACTATCATATCTCTATTAACTACAACAGGGCGCAACTCTAGCATCTGTGGTAATTCTGTAATACTCTTGACAAGCTTCTGGAACTTGCCATCCTTTATTACTCTTGGGTTGTCAGGGTTTGGGCGTATCTGCCTAATATCTACTCTTTCCATAATTATAAAACCTACTTTTTTTCTTTTGCTTTTAATGCTTCCTCTCTAAAGATATCACGAATTAACTTTTGATTCAAACGCCTTTGGCTCCTATTAGGTGTTGTAGGCGCTTCTGGTAACTCTACAAACTTCTTTAAGAATGCTTGCTCATCTGCTGCCAGTTG